TTACAGATATGAGTGAGATGTTTTCTGGTTGCAGTCTGTTAACCAATCTTAATCTTTCTAAATTTGATACTTCTAATGTTATCACCATGGAAGGTATGCTTGGCGACTGTTTTACGTTAACAAATCTTGATCTTTCTAAGTTTGATACTTCTAAAGTTACAGATATGAGTGAGATGCTTTCTGGTTGCCATCAGTTAACAAGTCTCGATCTTTCTAATTTCAATACTTCTAATGTTACCACCATGGAAGGTATGTTTGGCGGCTGTTCTACGTTAACAAGTCTCGATCTTTCTAATTTTAATACTTCTAATGTTACCAATATGAGTGAGATGTTTCAATATTGCAGGCTGCTAACAAGTCTTAATATTTCTAAGTTCAATACTTCTAAAGTTACAGATATGAGTGAGATGCTTTCTGGTTGCCATCAGTTAACAAGTCTCGATCTTTCTAATTTCAATACTTCTAATGTTACCAATATGGAAGGTATGTTTGGCGGCTGTTCTACGTTAACAAGTCTCGATCTTTCTAATTTCAATACTTCAAAACTCGGAAATAGAAATAGTAGTATTTTTTCATCTTGCGATGCATTACAGACTTTAGTGCTTGGCCCTAAGACAAAATTAACTGCTAGCTGGGATATTATACACGATACACTTACTTTTGTACGAAATTATGTATCTTATACTCCTGATCAATTTTATGCTTTATCTACTGCTGGAACTCAGGCCGGAACCTGGTCAGTGAATATCACTCCAACAAAATTAACGTTATCGGTAAACCGAGAAGCAGAAGATTCTGCCCTGGCTATATATTCTGGTACGTATGATCACCGTAATGGAGATAAAGGTATTAACTTTTATATTTCAGAAAAAGACTTTTCTAGCGGTGTTCCAACGGGGGCTCCAACTCTTGTTAGCTCAAGCTCACCACAAGTAATTCCTGCATACGGATCAAAAACGTATATTTGTGCTGTCTTGGATACCGGGATAACTAAAGAATCTATAGTTTATACGCTAAGTGCTTTTAATTATATTATGGACGTTACCCCTGAGGGTAACGGAGTAGGCATAGGTCAAGTCGCAATAGCTAATAAATTTAGTGTTGGCTGGCCAACAGATGTAAACGGTGGAAATTTATCTGTAACCAACGGAACAGTAAACGTAAGTTCTCCAGTAACTATCGCCAATGGTGGAACTGGCTGTATGACAGCAGATGATCTTAGGTCGCTCATAATAAATTCTATTTATCCAGTTCGATCTTGTATCTGGATGCTTGATGGGATCAGCCCATCAAGTTCTGGATATCCTGGAACATGGACCCAAATTAATAACTATTATCTTTATGGCGGGAGCGGTAAAGTACTCGATGTTGTTGGAGGAAATACTGCTGACGGATCTAATGTTGATATTTATACACCTAACGGATCCAAAGCACAGCAATGGCGTTTAGTTACGGTAAACGGAACAGGTGTAGGCGGATCAATCGTTCTGTGGCAGCGTATTGCTTAATCATAGTATTATCAAACGAAAGGGATCATCATGGATATTTCATTTCTCACAAGCTATCTCGTTCCTGTTATCGTTGGTATCTGCCTTTGTGTTGGCTATGTCCTTCACGATGTGGTTACCAGTGACAAGGTTAATAAGTTTATTCCGGCTATTATGGCGGCACTTGGAATTGTTATTGCTATTTGGGTCAATGGTACTGTGACCCCAGATATTGCTCTTGCTGGTATGTTTAGCGGTCTCGCTTCGACGGGCATGTATGAGCTGTTTAAGCAGCTTATCTCGAACACTAACGCCGCTAAGACTGAGTAGAATTACCTTTTATATTTAACTACTCTTTTTAAAAAGGAGGTGCATCATGGCTAAGAAAAAGAAGAAGGGCTGTGGCCGTTAAATAGTACTCCGTAATTTATATTTTTAGGACTTCTCATGACTGAGGAACAAGCTAGTATATGTCCTTTGTGTGGTAGGCCATCAATCGTTGAAAAAAGAGAGTTTGACAGGAATGCAGGATTAAAGGTGGTTACCTTTTACTGCTTCTTTTGCAAAAAACGTAGAACTGTTTATATTTCAGAAGAGTCAAACGAAAGGCAGGGGTGACCATGTCTGATCCTAATTTTAGCGAGGCCGATATTCTGAAGTCTGCCTGCGATCAGGGTAATACCGATGGCGATGGGCCTTCGGATTCCGAGGTTAAGACCGGTGATACTGATGGCAAGTAGAGACGCATTTCTTCAGACCGCGTCAGGAGAAGTTGGATATTCTCGTTGGAATGATCCTGAGGCAGGCACCAAGTACGGACGATGGTATAGGGATAATGTCGACTCGAATCCATATTACGGAGAGAGTGGGACTCCTTATTGTGCTATGTTCGTATCTTGGTGTGCTGCCCAGGTTGGAATGTCTATGCCAGGTCTTCCTGGCGCGTATGTTCCTTGGGTTCTCAATGCTTGCCGAGATGCTGGGTCGCTCGTCTATAATGAAGACGGGCAGCCTGGAGACCCCATTATGTTTGACTGGAACGGTGACGGTAATCCGGATCACATCGGCATTTGCGAAGTGAACCATCCTAGCGAGCACTATATGGAGACTATCGAGGGCAATACCAATAATGGTTGTGTTGCCCGTCGTACTCGGTCATATTCTAATATTATTGGGTGCGCTCGTCCTTCTTGGGATGGATCTACACCAGCCCCACAGCCTACGCCTGCTCCGGAAGAGCAGCAGGCTATGAACGGGATTGATATTTATTCTGGTGAAGGGGATAACGGAATAAATATAAGTCAAGTAAAGGGAGATTTTGTCATTATCAAGGCTACCCAGGGTACGAACTATGTTAATCCATATTTTAGCCGCTGGGTAAACGATGTGCCTAATTCTGGAAAGAAGCTTGGTATTTATCACTATGCTTCTGGCGGAAATGCTACGGACGAAGCAAATCATTTTTGTGATGTAATCGGATCCACAAAGGGACTTCTCGCCCTTGACTGGGAGAGTAATGCTGGCAATGGAGAAAATCCGGTATTTAATTCGGGTAACGATGCCAATTGGATTGCTGAGTTTCGTAATCAGGTCCATGCACGTACTGGTGTTTGGGCTCTTGTTTACACTTCTAGAGCATATATTGGCAACACCGGGGTTAGCTCAAATTATCTTTGGGTTGCCCAGTATGGATATTCTGATCAGGGTCTTACCGACTATCGAGACTCGCCTAAGTTCGAAGGGCAGTTTGATTGCGCTATTCGCCAGTATGCTAGCGATGCTCATATTCCTGGCTATGGCGGAGAACTTGATATTAACAAGGCATATTTTAGCCCAGATCGGTGGGATCAGTATGCCAATGGTGCTGGGATTCAGCCTGATACGCCATCGGAAAACACCATTTCTGAGGATGGCTACGCTGGAAGTGCGACTATCTACTTAGCCCAGGCAGAGGCTAAGGCTAAAGGGTATAATGCTATGACTGATGGCTGCGTATCTGGCCAGGTTGACTGGGTTCTCAATCAGCCTGGTATTCGTAATACTCAGAATGGTGTTTGGCTTCGTGGTAATGACGGGTCGCTTCTTGTTATGGCTATTCAGCATGTACTCGGAGTCGAAGAAGACGGATTCTTCGGTCCTGACACGTGGCATGCTCTCGAGGCTCGTGAAGGAAGCTGCATCGATAATACCATTGAAGCTCCAAGCTGCACAATTCAGAAGTGGCAGCACGAGCTTAATCAAGGAACATTCTTTTAACTAAGGTCTTTTGAATGAAAACTGCGTGGAAAAGCATAGACGAACGTGACGAAGTGTCTATTTGCATAAAGAAGCATGACTGCCCCAGCTGCGATCATAATAACCATTGCCCAATCCTTGACAATGCAATTATGTATCATCCTGGAGAATGGGTCATCGTGTATAACACAAGAAAACCACTTCGTGGTGTATGCAAAAACAAGCTAATCAGTGCTTGATTTAGCAAATCAAAATGAGAGTATATCTGGGCAAAAAGGAGACCATATCTAATGGATGCAGCCATTGCACAGATAATTCACGATTTTTTCTCTCCAACTATCGAGCATCTTTTAGAGTATTTCTCAGTTGCAGGAATACTTTGGGTTGTTAAGGAAATGAAAAATCTCATAACATCTGTACAAGCCATGAAAGATGGTCAGGTCTCCTCTTGGCGTATGCAGATAGTTAGCGCATGCAAAGAAGGAGAGCGGCAAGGCTGGATGGACGACGAAGAGCGTCGAAGCCTTGGCGAGTTGTATGACGCTTATAAGGCAGCTAATGCCGATGGAATTATTGATGGGTATATGGAGCGTAATAAAGCTCTTCCATGTGTCCCTAGAGAAAACAATATCTCCCTCGATGGGAAAAAGAACGATGTGGATTATCTTCATGGGTAAATAGAAAGGGGCCACTATGGATGACACGACTAAGTCTGCTAAGATTCTTGCAGATACAGTTAAGATCTCTTCTAATAGCGATTCCGAATGTACTAACGCCGATAAGTCTACGGATTCAGAAGTTTCTGACCCAGCGTCGACTCCGGTTAAGAGTGTTTCTAAGACCAGCAAACCATCGGGGCTTACGGTTACCGGTCTGTTTGATAAGCCTACTATTTCGCTCGCTCAGAAGCAAGCAAATGTTCCAGTTACGGGGACGATCGTTGGTCAGCCCGAAGAGGTTATGGCTCTTCCTGGAATTAAGGCTGTCAAAGATGTTTGGTCTATGGGCACAGACGATGTTTCTAGTGATCCTCTTATCGAGGCAATTCAGGAAGTTATCGGTGCTTCAAAGACTGGTATATTTGACTACGATACCCTTCATATGTTTGAGATTCGTTACGGAATGATCATTTCAAATGATTTTGCAGCTCCTTGTGAGTTCATCAAGCGGTGGCAGGATGAACTTAATGCTAAGGAGTTCTTCCGTGGATAAACTGGATATTGTATTTTGTATAGCCACAATAGGATTTATTGTAGCATGGATCTATTTATCTTATAGGTTCCCTATAAAAAAGGATCCCCCGCATGATAGGTCCAACCAGTTATGAGACCTAAGAAAATTATGTGGACCGGCTATATCTATATTGGTTCTTGCAAAACAGCAGATCCAGATTATGTCATAACTGCCTCTTCGTATAGAAATTTAAAGAATTGGATTGTGGCACATATCAATAGTGCAAAGATGGTGTTTGACGAGCCACACTGCAAGATTGATATTTTGTTGGGTGAGTGAGGCTTAGAATTTAAAAATAGGGGGCGTGTTTATACATGCCCTCTATTTTTTTCTTTTCGCAAAAGTAGCATGTACTCTAATGAGAAAGGGTGGAGTACATCCACTTTATTTTTTTTATTAATAGAATTAAATAGAAGGAGTTGATCTTATGCTAACATGTATTGCTATTCTGATTGCTTGCTGTTTTATAGGACTTTTCTTTTATATTTTTGTGGGGGCATTTCGAGTACTCTTTTGGGGGGCATTGTCCTTCTGCGGGCTTCTGGTGTTTTTTGTGCCTGCTATATTTTTTGCTTTGCTGCTTATTGGATTAATTTATCTTCTTTATAAGAATAAGGAGTAATCTGTATGCAATCAGATAAAAAACAGCCATCATCTATACTGGTACCTATTATAGGGATAATAGCAATACTTATATTTTTAGTTCTCTCTAGATTTCCTGGGAGGGAGTATGTGTCGATAGACATACTCACTTCAAATGATGCCTCACAATTAGCCGAAACTGATGGTTCAGACTATTACTCTTGGTATGATTGGGACCGTTTTAGTGGGAAAGTATATTTGCTTACCAGAAGCCAATCTGGGTCGATATCAGTTGCCGATGCGTATGGTCCATTCGGCGGAGAACTCTTTGTTAAAGATCTGCCTAAGCAATAGGTTAATTAACTAGGAGGAATGCTATGTTTTTTAGAAATTTTAGGCTTTTGCTTATTAAGGAATACAACGTTAAGATCGTTCCTCGTTCAGATTCAGTCCTTACCCCGGCACTAATTGAAACCGTGCTTAACAATAATGATATTTTCTATCAAATGTATCCTCGAGTTAGTACAAATGACTTGTACCGATGCACTATTTGGTGCAAGGAAAAGCAGTTTAATTCGTTTAAGCGAGAGCTTAGGGCTATTCATAAGAACATCACAATTAAGACAAATTAGTCATATTTGCTGCTCTGTGAGAGGCGTTTTAAGCCCTTAGAATTTTTTATATGGGTAAATAGACCTAGTATAAATGAACGCAATTATGACATGGCCTATAACGGAGGTAAAATCCAACGAAAGGAGTATTTATGCTGTTCAGTAACGATAATTCTGAGAAGAATGAGGCACTAGAAAGGCAGTACAAGCTTTTGGCGGATGCTGAGCCCGGTTCTGAGGAGGCTTTGAGGATTGCCAACACCATTGAAACTTTGGAGAAGTCTGATACATATAGACTTCGACTTAGTCCAGATGCAGTGTTTGGTGGTCTGATGAGTCTCGGAGGAATCGTTCTCATCGTTCTCGCTGAGGGCAAGGATGTGTTTCTGAGTGGGACTAAAGCTTGGAATAATGTTCCGAGGCCTAAGATCTAATTAGCGGATTTATCTTTAAAGTTAAGAGTCTAACACGGACTCTTAACTTTTATATTTATTAACGTTAAAAGGAGTTATGCCAATGGACCCTGTTTATGTTAAATTTAACGGTAGTGACTCTTTTAAAGGCGTTTCTAACAAAGAATTTGAAGCGCGTAGAACTGCAAAGACTATAGTGTATACCACTTTGGTGTTTCTTAACTCTGATAAGAGTACAAGAACCGTAATACTATTTTCTGACAAAGATATTTTGGATTTTAATGACACGGAGTGTCTCTCACCGATTGATCAATTGGCGGCTTCTTATTTTTTGTATGTTACGAGCCTTACTGGAGCAGTATATTACAAATTTGGAAGCTATTATTGTGATAGCTATAGTCCAGAGATCTTGCTATTAGCAGGCCCATTTTCGCATAAATAGCATGGGTTATAATGAAGGTAAAAACCTATGAAAGGAGTAGATATGATTATTATCTGTGCATTGGCTCTTCTCGGGCTTTTGGTAGTAATCGGCGGTGTCCAAATTTTGGCGGTCACTTGGCCGATTCTGCTGATAGCTGTAGGGATCAATGGGCTTATTAAGAAATTTAATTGATATTTCTTATGGGCAAAGCCTTTAAAGGAGGGGTCCTAACAAGGATTCTTCCTTTTTCGCAGGTATGGCATTCTCTATAATGAGATCTATACCAATTTTTGAAAGGAGTTACTATGGATAGATTCGGAGAAAAGGTTATATTTGTCATTGGACATGCTGCTCTGTTCGAGGTTGGGGCTGCTTGCGAAATAGTGTCTGCTATAGGAGACTATGCCGCACGGACGCTTCCGAAGGTTCAGAAAGCATATCATGACGCATTTGACCCAGATCCAGAGTCAGAAGAGTCTTCTTCAGAAGAGTAGATTCTCAAAGGCTATGAATTCTCACAAGGATTCATAGCTTTTCGCAGGCATAACATCTTCTATAATGAGGGTTAAAACTACGACGAAAGGAAGATATTATGTTTGAGTCTGCTAAGAACTGCGGATCCATGTTCGTTGCCGGTCTTAAGAATGACGATGCTGATCTGCATGAGCAGAAGTCAACTCCTCAGAACAACGCCGCTTGGATCGTTGGCAAATCCGTTCGTGTGATCGGTATTGGCACGGTCGGGCTGGCTTGTCTGATGGGTTGCGTCTGGGAGCACAGGTGGCTCAACGGCAAGACTAAGTTTTACGACAGCGATTTGGACAAGTGGTTCGACTACAAGTCTTATGGCGAGTATCTTAGCAAGGAGTAGCCCCCTAAAAAGGTAAGAAGTCTAACAAGGCTTCTTGCCTTTTATATTTATTACAAAATTAGCACCCCCTATAATGGAAGTAACTATTAAGAAAGGAGTTATTGTGAACAAGATCGAGTATTATACTATCCGTGTTTTGGCCGCTATTTTTGGGGGTAGCATTTACGGATATTTTCGAGGAATCTCAGAAGTTCTGACGATCTATCCACAAAAGAACGGTAATGCTCAGATAATTAAAACAGATGATGCGTCAATAGATTCTAATAAATAGTTACTTTAAAACTAAGAAGTTAACATTCCTTCTTAGTTTTTGCATCCTTGCAACAAGTCTATTTATATTTATTCGCGTCGTTTGCATTCCATCATATGAGAGGAAGAGGTGGGTGAAAAGGCTGTTTACAGCTGAATGTAACCAACATAAACTAGTAATAGTAATCGTCTAATGGTAGGACACCGGGTAACCGGAGACGCAGTAGCTTAGTCTGAAAAACGAAAAGCGCCTAGTTTTGTGTGGAGATGACTTCGGTTTGAACTGTGCTTAATTAGGAGAAGTTCGAAGCCTGCATCCTCTCTTATTTTTTCGCATGAACAGCATACTCTATAATGAAGGGTTAACCACTATGGAGGGGGTTTGCTATGAGCAATTCATCTAACTATGGTTCACGTTTTATTGATGGTCTTACTGATAAGGATTCCAGGACTAAGGATTTCCATATTGATGAGTCATTCGGAGAAAGCGCAGCATATACTGCTGGTAGCTGTATTGCAGCTACGACGATTGCTGCGGTTTTTATGATTGGACTTGGAATTATGAGATCCTATACTAGGAATAAGTCAAAGAAGGACAACAATGAACAAGTAACTGAGAAGAATGATAGTTCTAAAGAATCTAATTCTGAAAACTAATCCTTCAAAGTCTAGAGGTCTAACAAGGCTTCTAGATTTTTCGCATATTTGGCATCCCCTATAACGAAGAGGGGAATGAAAGGAGATTCTCATGTCTGAATCTTTTGATGAAGCAAAGCAGAAGGTTAAGGACTTTTATCTTAATCATAAGAACGCTGTCAAGTTTGGTCTTATCGGAACTGGTCTGGCTGCATTTGGTTCGGCAATGTTTGTTGCCGGAAAACATAATCAGACAGATATGTTCGGTGACCTCGATGATGTCGTTGCTTTTGGTGATGGAGAGCCGACCACTATGGGGCATCTGAAGGAGCTTTATACTAACGAGAAGTAACTATTAAACTCCCCCTCTTCTTTTTCAAACCATATTTCTCAATCGCGCACTTTACATGCTCTATAATGAGAAGTAAACCACGACAAAGGAGAAAATTATGGTTGTTGCACTGTTTGCGTTTATTGTCTCTACTGCTGTTGCACTGTTTGTTTGCTACACCGACGTTCACGTCGAGGGCTATAACAGTGTGGAGTATTAAGAGGCGATAACGCAAGAAGTATCCAACTGATATTTTAGATGGCTACTTCTACGAAAGAAGTCAGGAGTTCTAACAAGGACTCTTGGCTTCTTTTTATTCGCAGTTTCTACATGTACTATAATGACAGGGAAACTACGACAAAGGAGTTGCTATGTTTGAGACGTCGATTGAGGATATTGCCGCAGCTATGAACGAGTCCAATGAGGATGAACTATTTGCCAACGAAAACGTTGACAATTCTGATTCTCCTAGGATTATGTCATTCAGCTTCGGTAATTCTGATTTCTATTCTCAGAGGTACTACGAGTGCTAGTGACCAAGGTCAAAAGGTAAGAAGTCTACAAGGCTTCTCACCTTTTATATTTCGCACACATAGCATCGTCTATAATGAGGGTAAAATGTCGAATAGAAAGGAGTACTATGTCACTTTGGATTACATTTTGTATCACAACGATTGCTTGTCTTTATTTAGCCAATAAGATCTTTGCTTCGCCAACACCGAAACAAAAACCAATGGAGAAAGAAGAGGCCAGTTATGAAATTCCGATCACAGTAACTGATCCAATAACAGGCATAGAAACAAAAACATTTGGGCATGTTATTCCTCACAAATAAAAAGAGGTCAGAGATCTAAACAAGGTCTCTGGCCTTTTATATTTTCGCAGAAGCGACATCCTCTCTATCGAGAGTATTAAGTTTGGCAGATACAGAACTGTCATATTTAGAGAGTCACTAACAATGATTCTAAGTTTTTTTTATTTCGTATAAGGAGACGCTATGAATACCAATGATACTAATATTGAAGAACTTAATATTTCAGAAATAGATCAGTCTGGAAAGAAGGTTATTTCAGAAAGTCTAGATAAGCTTGACGAAGCTTTTAAGACTCTTCAAATCGACGTCAATGTACTCAAGAATGAGTATCCGGGGAACGAGAAGCTTTCGAATGATCTTGACACTACTAAGATGTGGTATAAGTTTATAAAATTAGTTATACTTGAAAAAGTGCTCAATTAGACTGAAGCGATTAATAATGAAAACATGCAAAACCTGTGATTATTGGTTTAAAGAGCATAAGAAGAAAGGCGAATGTCATAGAGATTCACCTATGATTTACAATATCTCAGATTCCATATGTACTTTTTGGCCAAAGACAAGGTCATCAAATGGCTGTGGCCAGTGGACTGAACAAGAGAAAAAAGAGGATAAAAAATCACATCATATAGGATTCAATTAAACGGAGCTAACAATGAGCAAGACATTTGGTGAACGAATTCGTGAAATTACCTCGGAAGAAAAATATCCGAAACAAATTGATATTTCAGACGATTTGCTAAATCTGGATGTTGATGACTTTTCTGATGGGTATCATACATTCAATCAATTGTATGATACAAGAGCAAAGCTATTTGCTGTTATCTGTAATACTTATAAGGATCTTGCTTGGAAGTCAAAGAAGCATTATTCCGACAAGGACCCTATGTATGATGGTATGTTTATAGTCGGAATTGAAACACCGCTTGGCCCGGCAGCATACCACTTTGATATTGACCCTTATTGGGATATTTTTAGAGTTCAAGAGCTTGATCGAGGATTATATTATGACGGGCATACTCCTCGCACAGGCATTGACCGTATTCTTTCTATATCTGGAGTATTAGTTCCCCCAATTGAATCTGATACTATAGACATTGTTTTTAATAAAAATTCAGCACGTCAGATTCGATATTATGAAACGTTAGATTATATTAAACCTAAAAAGAAGGAAACTGAAAACAATGAACACGAAGCCGAGTCTTTGGACGAAGGAACAGAGTGATAACAATCTGGCCATGCGGTTTACAATAAATCGGTCACTCTCAAAAGCATATCGTTCTACGTTTGTTACTTTTATCAAGAGTATTCCTGGCTACGTCTATAGTGAACTGGATTTCTATCTTTCTGTGACTGACTGGTTTGAGAATGGCTGGTCATATTTGTGCACGTATCAACAGTGGCTTGATAGAAATTTCCAGAGTATCGTCGCGTAGTTTACATACCTTATAGTGAGAGGGAAACCACTATTAAGGAGTATTATCATGTTTGTTTATTCTATGTTTGGTCATATTTTTGCTTATGGTGTCAAGATTTTCGGGTATAACGGGTATATGACGCTTTATACTCCGCTCATGCTGATTGTTGTTGCAGTTGCTGGTATCATCTTTGGATTGATGATTGCCTATGCTATCTGTGACATCAAGAAGGGTATTGCGGAAGATGAGGCTCAAGAACTCGAGCACGAAAAGATGAACAAGCAAATTAAGGATCTTATCACTGAGAACAATAATCTTAAGAATCTTATCAGGTAATTTCCCCTCTCAGGGCAGGAGTCCACACGGACTCTTGCCTTTTATTTTTATAGATTATCTGGATGTATTCCCCCGTTGAATAGTTTATATTTTATAAGATTAATCATAAGGAGAAACATAATGGATGATAAGATCGAGCAGACTGTTTCGGTCGACTTGAATGGCCTCGAGCTTACCTATACTCTTGCACCGCACGATTGGTTTAATATCCCGGTTTGTCCCGGCGACAAGATGATCGATGAGAATGGCAGGGATGTGTTTGTTGTCTCTGCCGTTGGCCGCCTTAGCGCCGATACCTTCTACGATGGTATTTGCTATGACAGCGATGGCAACTTCCGGTTTACGGATGAGTGCATGCACTATACCGATCGGCATAAGCTCGCTTCTTGGTGCCTCGCCCATCCTGACGATTGTGGGGGCTTTGATCGTGACCGATACCTCAACGATCATCAGGCGTACATCGAGGAGTGGCAGAATTCCTAGAGTGATATTTATTATTGCTTTTATTCATTTGGAGGTCTGTAATGACAAACCTATATGAGGAGACTAATAAGGCTATTTCCGATTTTGGATACTCTTGGGACGACGTTGTTTGGATCGGAAGCGGTACTTCTAAGTATCCTATTGATGAGTTTATAGCGAAGGCCAAGGAGACGTACTATGATTCTGGCTTTGGATCGGCTGAAATCGATGCCGATCTCATAGTCGTTTTCAAGGATAGCACATGGCTCTATCGAGGCGAGTATGATGGCTCGGAGTGGTGGAATCATACCTCGCTCGTTCCGGATGAGCCGAGCTATACGGCGCATAAGTTTACTTTGAGACAGCAGTGGTAGTAAGACATTTACTTTGGAGGATAGGAATGCCCACATCGGAAGAATTATATTCTAATCTCAAAGAATTTGTTGATTTACACAGAATAGTTAATATTACTGACCTTGTAGAGCACAAGATGGACTATACTTCGAATCAAGTAACCCTTGCTATTGGAAAACTTAAGAACGAAGGGTACAAATTCTTTACTGAAGACCAAACAAATGAATACTTCGACATCAACGATAAAAAGTATTCTACCACTAAGCGGAAGGTTTGCTATATTTGTATCGGGTCCGTTGCCGTGAACGATTGCCAAGACTTTTCTAGTATTCCTATATTTGCATAGTGTTATGAGGTAATACTACATTTTTGAAAGGAGTCTAGAATGGATACGGATACGTCTAGTGTTAAGAATGTGGCTGAGGGAGTTAAGAAGACGTTCGATGGAATGTTGGATTATGCAAAGAATAATCCTGAGTCCACCGCTGTCATTGCTCTGGCCTCAGTCACGATTCTGCATGAGATCGGATATTTCATTCGATCCATTAAGATGTAGGTAAGCCTAGAAAGGGCAGGGATCTAACAAGGTCTCTGCCCTTTTATATTTTTTATTTATCTGGCTCCATATTTTTTCGCAAAAATAGCATACGTTCTAATGAGACGGTTAAGAGAGGAGTTAGCTATGCCTAACGAGAAACTGGAATCTATTAAAGATGGTATTTGCTCAATCGGAAAAGGAATTCACGAGTACTTATTTGAAGACACGGATCTCACTCGCTACGATTTGTTCATCACAGGATTGATCCTGCTGGACATCGCTGCGTTTGCTCCGGGATTCAAGTGCTTGCGATCTGGTAAGAATTAGTAAAACCATATTCTAGACGGATTGATGTTTTAGTTATCATATAACTATTCAACAAACCGTCTCTATTTTTGTGAATGTTCTTAGTGGGCTCTTGGCGCAACGGTTAGCGCGGAGGACTCATAATCCTTAGGTTACAGGTTCAAATCCTGTAGGGCCCACTAAGGGTATTTTTACAAACTTCTATGAAGAGAGGTTTTTATGAAGATTAAATCTATATTTAATAGACTAGTAAATCATCCGGTGAGTAAGTATTGTGATACCCCGGCTTTAGAAAAGCTCGACAAAGCATTCTTGTTTAACGATTCTGAAATTGAGGCCATGGAGTCTCTTTATATTTCTTTGGATCGAATTGATTGGGACTGCGCCAGGGTACTTTCTGAAAGCCAGTCTGAAGAAGCTAAAGATTTAGCTAAGAAAATTCTATATATTCTTAATGGAAAAGAAGAATCAATTCTTCATAACGAAAAAGAAGACCTTTCAATAGACGAATAATTTATAGTTGGTGCCACCTTTCAACATGTGTGGTCAAATGTCCAGTAAGGAGCGACGGTAGGCCGGACACTACTGAAGCATAGAGGAAACAGCCAACGTTATATTTTAAGGAAGGCAATTATGTCTTATGATGTATTCTCAAAAGATGATCTAAGTTCAATTAACAACATGTCAAAAGAAGAGCTTTTAGAAGCCCATAAACGTATTGATGGGGTAGAACATTCTGGAAACGATTTGGAAGCCATTGTAGACAGTTACATTTGTCTGGTTAAGGATCTTATTTCCGCGAAAAAAGAGGTAATTGATTTAATAAAGACTGAGCATGGGAGTTTCTCGGTCCCTCTTGATGCGGACGGCATTCCTTGCTATCCAGGTGAAGAAATGCGTGACGACGCTGGAAACATATTTGTTTGCCTTGGACTAGGCTTTCAGAACGAAAACCAGCCAGAGATAACTGAGCTATATTGGCGAGAGAACAATGGATTCGGTAAACTAGTTATTAGCACGGCGGCTATTTGTCATCATATTTCAAATGAGCAAGCTTCTAAAACGGAAGAACAAAAGTAATAAAAACAGGGCAAGGGGAGCTTTTTATGGATATTCTAGATGCCGATGGTGTATCATGCTATATTGGTGATTCAGTATTTACCGATGACGGCGAAGAATTTGATATTTCAGAAATATTTATTAGAGATCGTAGACCAACGTCTATTCGATCTAAGAACGGAAAAATTAAAGCAAACGCAGATACCGTGCACCACATGTCAAAGGGCATGAGAATTCTATATTTGTCTCCGTTAGACTATCTTTCTCTTAGCGAAGAAGACCAACGTCAATTTACTGATGATGTCCAGGAAGCTTATGATAAAATCGCAGATCGATATTTCGGGATCGATGATTCGTTACAGGAATCGACTAAACAAATAGCCAAACCTCCTGCGGAAGATAAATCAAATAAAAGTCGTTCTGATAAACTGAAGGATCGCAATGCTGAGATTGTTAAAGACTATGCTGAAGGATATTCTTACGCGGAGCTCATGAAAAAGTATTCTCTTTCTGAGCCATCTATTAGCACTATTATTAGAAAGGCACAACAATGAACAACATGCTTTCTTGGCTTACTATATTTCTTGATGGCCTCCTTTTCGGTTCATGTGCCTATTGGCTCGTGGTTCTTTACTCGAACTTTGGGGGGCTTGCCTGGTTCTATCTGATAATAACTTTTGGCTTTTTTATATTTAGTCTTCTGTGCCTTGTGCGAGACATTCGAGCTCGAAATGTCTAGTCTACTTCCAAAGGGAATAGGCGTCCCTGATTCGAATGGCGTTATGTGCTATATTGGTGATCAGGTTGTTTCGGATAGAGGTGATGTATTTGTCGTTGATGAGTTTAGAATAACTGATGTTGATATTTTGTTCATTTCGTACAACCCTAGCTATGTTAAAATTGTGAACTATCTGAACGTTACCAAAAAAGATGAACCAGATGGGTGGGGAATGTAGTCTTCGAGGAGAACCCATGGTAGAAAACGAAGTAGATAAGTGTGAAAACGAAACAGTAAAGTATGATGTTTACAAGCAGGATCTAGCAATAGATATTCAGCATCGCAATGGGCATACTTATAAAGATCTTGCTCAAGAGTATGACTGCTCGACCGCGAAGATTGCTTCAGTGTGTAAAAAGGTAGCCCGCCATCGAGCACGAGCTGCTAGAAAGAAACGAATTTATAAAATCGCTAAGAGTAAGGCTTTTAGTAAAGCCCAGATGGCAAAAGATTACTTCATCGACGAGAAACTTCTTGTCGAGATCATTCAAGAGCAGGACGTAGTTGCCAAGTATCTTGATCATGTTCCAGTAAACGTTATTTTGCATCACTATCATCTCTCATTAGATGACTTTGAGCGTATCCTGTATCTGAATGTGGTAACTTCATATTTTATCAGCGGATCTTGATTATCCGCACGAATAGCATCCCCCCTAATGGAAAGGTAAATGTTTAACAACACAATGTTAAGATCGGAAATGATTCCGAGTTTACTTACCATCAAAATTTTTATATTTTAGAAAGGAGGAGCCATGGATTCTATACTTTTGTATGTGTGCGGTACTTTTATATTGTTCTTTCTTATTAATCTTTCAATCCGAGAAACCATACGTTTTTATGTTGAAACAATGACCGACAGGAAATCCGGTGTCCCCGGAAAAGATTATGGCCATTGCTCAGAATGCTATTATCGAAGTGATCCAATTTATCGTCGGTTTGGTGTTTTGTATCTTTGCCAAAACCGAGATTCATCATATTTCGGAGAGCCTTGCCAGACCCAGGCCGTAGGATGTGAGGGGCATTTTAAGCAAAAGCCTACGGAGACTCCAGATTTCAATTGGGATTATCTTCCCTTTACAGATGATTCAAAAGAAAAGAACGACTGACTTTAGTTATATTTATGGGGGCGTGGCGGAACGGCAGACGCGGGAGACTTAAAATCTTTTGTCGCAAGACGTGTGGGTTCGAATCCCACCGCCCCTACCAACTATTTTGACTCTGTTAACAGAGTTTATATTTTTAAACATTAAAGTCTATACTGGAGGAATCATGAACGTTGGGTATACGCCGTTTTCTAATCATGATACGTTTATCGCTCGGGTAGCTCATACCAAGCCTGGGTATTTTCAATGGTGCACGATTTACCCACAAAACGATGGAACAGCTATATTTGAAACCAGAGAAGATGGGGCCAGAACTCAGATTAGAGTTCCTGTGAATTCGGTTAAGAATATTTTCTCAATCTCTTCTGAGTTGTTTAAGGCTTCCATTCGGCGTCTGGAACTTGAAGACCTTGACCCTGTAGAGTCATCAGATATTTTGACTTGGAAACAGGTAAATAACAAAAAGCATATTTCAGACATGATTCCTTTTGGTCATAGATTCATAACTATGTGGTAATGTGGTTTTACTGAGAAGAGAAACCTCTTCTCTTTTATATTTGAAAAGAGAGCGTTGAAAGGAGCACTATTATGAATTGTGGCAAGTATGGTATCTTTACTGCTGGTGTTTGCTTTATGGTCGGTGCTTATGCTTGGGTGTGCTTTTACGCAGTAGATCATCGATAGAATAGTAATTGGAGGGGTCGAATTATAGGCCCCTCCTTTTATATTACAAAAAGGAGATTTTATGGGCAGCCCTGTTAGCAAGAACATTAACTTTATTAAAAAACCAGCTATGATTATTTCAGGTGTCGTGCTCATTACTATTTATACCGGAGCTATTTGGTGGGTTTCTCGTAAGCAAGCTATTCAATTCTGTGCATCGATGTTTACTGAGATTATGAACCAGTATTTGCCCACGAAAGATACTGGTTCCGGAATAGATAACGCTAAGTCAAACGAACTATCTGAAGAGGATAAAGATATTATTAATAGCTTCTCTTTTCCTCTGTTTCGTGAGAAAAAAGATGCCGATCGTCTTCTTAAAGCTTGCAAAGATTATATTTCTATTTACGGTGTGGTCACTATTGGCGACATCTATAACATTCTTGGCGACGATGCCCCGTACGAAGCCTTCTGCTATGGATGGACACAAAACAACTTGTTTATGGTGAGTACCAAGCCAAATGGCTATTACTTTGTTGATGCCGGGGATCCTTCTTACATTGATTAAGGAGTTTAGGAATGGCATACGTATATTTTGCAAAGACTGAGTGCAACAAAGTCCTTCCAGAACCCTATAATGAAGTAACTCACCATATTGTGATTGATAGTGACCGCCGCATTAAGATCGAGGCAATCTCATATTCTGATAAAGATCCTTCAAGCATCGACATTCACATCGGGCCAAATGAAGAAGTAGTTGTTGTATACAGCCTTCTTAATGACGAAGTAATGCGCGCCCATGGAACAGACATACTGTGTTCTGGGTATACTGACATGCTTCATATTTGCAAAGAGTATTCAACAGAGATCGATGACGCAGTTAATGCCTGGTATAATCGGTTCTATTACAAAAAAGATGGGCGATAACATGAAACATAAAAACAATTCTTATTCACGTCCTAGCATTAAGTTTGGATATACTATGATGAAACCATTCCCGTTCAATTATCTTTACATTATTCCAGGAAGAACTTCCATATTTACGACTGGAAATGGAAAGTTCTACAATCTTGGAAAGTTCTTAAGAGTTGACAAAAACATTAATCCTGATTCTGGCTCAGAGTCTGTTCAATCCGGAATTATATTTGAAAAGACGGTGGAGGATACTCTCTTCGAAGGCTACAGTGCCCAAAACGAGTTGACAGATGCTATCCTCGGTATTGATCAGATAATTGTAAATGGAGACTTTACCAAGGTTATATTTAAGGATGGCACCTCGTCATCCGTTCGCCGAAAGCATGCTGATCCAAATAAGCCAGGGGATACAGAGGACAAAGACGATCGTGAAGTCGCAGTGCTGTATTGTCTTATGGAGCACGCTATTCCTGGATTCAAGACCTCAATTCGCAAGAAGATTGCTCTTGCTGAGGAAAAGAAATGTATTTCTGACAAAAATAGGCTTGATCGTTCAGCAAGAAAGGCCGCTAAAAAGGATGTTTCTAAAAAGAGTAAAAAGAACTATACAAAAACTAAGAATGTCCACCGATAAAGATAAACAATACTTCGATGCTTCATATTCTTAAAAGTATTCGACTAAGATCGATTCCGCAGTTAATGCCTGGTATAATCAGTTTTATCATAAAATAGATGGAGGGTACAGATGATTAAGATGACGAACAAGCAAGATAATGACAACGAGTCGTATATCAATCAGCTTGAGCACATGGTAAATATACTCAAAGCGCAACTCAATGATGCCCGGATGCCAGACTACGCCGACGAGCCGATGCTAACTAAGCACGAGATGTACGACAGGATCCAGGTGCTTCTTGCCGAACGAGACAAGCTTGAGAAAGACCTCGTCTCTCTTGTCAGTTCATATTCCGACTCATGGGATAAGGTCGATGCGGACTTAGAGAAGGGTGCCTGCGCGTACTTTTCCCACTCCGGAAAAGACTGTCACGGGTGTCCTGCATATTGCACTGAAAAGTGCTCGTGCGAGGGATACATGGCTCGTGACCTCGTGCGTCGCTGCAAGGAACTCGCTGGGGTTACGGACGATTCCCCATGTTCTTCTAAAAACTAAGGATTTTTTATGATACGTATAGACAATACCACCGAGTATGGATTCTGCGAAGCCATCCGAGGTATGCGAAACCCCATGAATAGTTGGGATAAGAGCGATACAAAAATATCAGAAAAAACATATACGGTTAATAGTGAAACGTATATGCATACACAAATACCAACCTGGCCATCAATAGGACCAAAAGATATAGATCTCATGCTTCGTCTTCGTAAAGCGGGGGCCGACCATCGAAAGTATCTTCGTATGATCGTTGTGTGGACTGATATTACTGCCCCGCTATATTGGTGGAAAGAGTTCGACACTTATAAGGTCGGAACCGTCGCTGATAGCTGTAGCACAATGCATAAGATCGCGGCCAAAGAGTTTACCATGGATGACTTTAGTCACGATCATCTTGCCCCATCTACAGTTATTAAATCAGATACCAAGAGTCCGATTGAGGTGCTTTCTGATACTATATCGGTTCTTAATAACTCGAGAAAAAAGTATCTTGAGACCAAGGACAAGGCCTATTGGTGGGAGATGATTCAGCTTCTTCCTTCAAGCTACAATCAGAATCGAACTGTTGAGCTGAACTACGAGGTTCTTACAAACATATATTTTGCTCGTAAGAATCATAAGCTTGACGAGTGGCATGTGTTCTGTGATTGGATTGAGAAGCTTCCATATTCTCAGATCATTACTCTTTAATAATTTTGGCAGTTCATAGTCAGGAGAAGAGGGTTGCTATGAGCAAAATTAGATCTTCGGTTAAGTCTCGGAGACTTGTGCGTAGGAACCGAACGTGGTTCCGCGCTCTATATCTTACTGGTATGACCAGTACGGAACTTAAACAGATTGTCGATGGCTACGGCTTATTCGAATCGGCTATTTCTAAAGTAAAGAAGTCTCTTTTTGATTTCGGTGTTGAGTTAATGGATTACTGCAATCCTATATTTAGCAATCTGGAAGTCACTCTATCCGAGATCTCTGAAGACGATATACGTCAAGCAACCGATTCATTAAACAAGGAAGCGAGGATCTAATGCCCATATTTCCGCCATTTGACACATTCCGCAAGACAATCATCTCTATAAAGCCATCCGATGGAGAACGGTACGATAGGCTCATTGATATTCGTAGTAATGACGACCGAATTCTTGTTCGCGGAAGAGCCAGCAGAACTTGTTCCGATTCGGCTATCAGTATTTCTGTAGATAAGAATGTTTATATTTACAGGCTCGATACTGGTGCCATCTATGACATGCAGCATCCGAGAGTAAATGCTGAGCTAAAGGGGAAGCTTGCTGCTCGCGTTAACACCGCTCGTATTGCTTGGTACTGCCGCGACTTCATCACACCTGCTGACGCCTCAGTCAAGTAATTTTATATTCTAGGCCTCGGTAACTCAATTGGTTAGAGTAGTGGACTTTTAATCCAAAGGTTGTGGGTTCGAATCCCACCCGGAGCACCATCTTCGTTTCACAAGTTATATTTAGGCCTCGGTAACTCAATTGGTTAGAGTAGTGGACTTTTAATCCAAAGGTTGTGGGTTCGAATCCCACCCGGGGCACCATATAACTCTTTATAGCATCTGTGTATCTTCGTGAAAGGATTGGCATGATCATAGAGCAAGAGTACGGTACGTGCCCCGTTTGCGGGCATAAGGATAGCCTTGTAAACGAGGCTGGAGACGGAACTAAGCTAAGAACCTGTCGCAATGTCGCGTGCCCCATGTTTTATATTCCGGTTGATGCTGATCTAGATGTGGTTAAGAGTCTTGAGGCTGTGGGGTATGAGTTTCGTTCGGAATGCGGGGATTCATATTTTTTGGTAAAGGATGATCATGGTTTTCTCTTGGCTAAGTCTATAGTTCCAGTCGACGAGACCCCGGATTTTGATAACATGCAGATTGAGTTCGATGGCAAGTAGTTATATTCAAGTCACTGAGCCAATTATAAGCAACTATAAGACAGCACTTTCTTTTTAAAAACACTACTAAACACTTTATATTTGGCATCATCGTCTAATGGTTAGGACGAGACCCTTTCAAGGTCTAGATGCGAGTTCAATTCTCACTGATGCTACCATATTTTTAATCATATGGGTATTTAGAAAAGAGGAACCATGGACAAGCAAACTATCGAGGACAACATTGATTCGATGAATCGATCCATGATTTATATTAATAACTATGTATCTTCAATGTATCAAAAAGTTAATAAGATCTCTACTCTTTGGGACGAGATTGAGTACGAAACAGCTCAGCTTTCGTCATACCTTTCTGAGGAAATTACTTATCGAAATCGCATAGCACAGGAATGCAAGCTAGCTTCAGAATACATTGATAATGATACTATTTCTGATTGTGATAATAGTAATTGCAAATAACTATATGATTGAAAACATTTGAAAGAAGAGGCCATGAGTAATTCTATATTTTCTAACGATGATACTCCTTCGAATCGTCTCACCTATAACTATTCACGAGATGGCTGGGAGTGCGAGCAAAAGACAGAGTACAAGCCTAATCCAAAGAAGGCTGCGTCTGATATTTCAGAGAAGCCTAAGGTGTTTGATGATCCCATTAATCATCCGAATCATTACCAGTCTGGAACAGGTCTCGAGGTCATCAATGTTATTGAGTCATTCACGGAGGATCTCAATGGCTTCGAAGGTGCATGCACAGGAAACGTCATCAAGTATATTTGTCGTTGGAAGCATAAGAATGGTATAGAGGACCTTAAGAAGGCTCGTTGGTATCTTAATACACTCATTGATTATGTTGAAACGGAGGACTAATGGCTATTATAGCAAAAAAGAAAGAGGATAAAGATATTCAGGCAGTTCTTTTGCTAAGAAATCCCGAAAACGGGCATGTGACTGCTATTGGCGCACAGCACGTTGACGCTATTCCAGCGCTTCGAATGAAGCCAAAACAAAAGCATTGGCATAAGATCATTACCCTCACCCTTGAAGACATAGTCCCGATTCCTGTTTCTCAGCGTAATCGTTGGCTTGGAAAGTAGAAACATTATGACAACTAATTCATATTTGAAAGAACGAGAAGAGATCGCCGGGCTTACTAAGAAGACCGTTGCTATAGATTTCGACGGTGTGGTTCATCGGTATTGTGGCCCCCGGATTAACGATTCCTCAATTACAGATGGGGTATATCCTGGAATTGACCAGGTAATCCGTCAACTTCGAAACGATGGCTATGCCGTTGTAATCGTGTCCTCTCGTTGTCGTACTATGAAGGGGCTTCATGCAATTGAGGCCTGGCTTAAGAAAAACGATATTACTGTTGACGGTGTATTCTCGACTAAGCCTGCCGCTTTTGTTACCATTGATGACAAGGCTATCTGTTTTGACGGAAACGCAGATACTCTTGTCGAAAAAGTTGAGCACTTCAGGCCTTACATCTAGGAGGCATATTTATGAGCGACGAAATACGAAGCCAGATAACAACGTTGCTTTCAAATGTTAATGGTTGGCCCTCCAATGATCAGATTCAGTCCTATATTCGGGCTAACGTTCTCTGGGAATTATGCTGGATCGTCTTCTTTGTCCTTGCTATCATCATATCTGTAATTGCTATGGTAAAGCTTGTATATAAGCCCTACAAGAAGGTAAAGAATACGGTAATCAATGAAAATCGTTGGAATGAGACAGTGATTGATTCATTTTCAACGTATTGCCGTGAATCAATGGGTTATCCAGAGATTACGTTTTGGTTTTTGATCATAACCATCATCATTCTTGCTATCTGCCTTTCCGTGAATGTCATTTATTTTATTGATTGGCTTAGCAATCCAAATGGAATGGTCATTAATAACTTTATTATGGCCCTCTAATTTAGAGAGGTGTTATATTTATGAAAACTGAGAAGCCGACCGAGAACAAGATCAACATAAACGAGGCTCTTAGTCATTGCCCAGGAATGTCCTGTGGGTTCTGTCTGTTTTGCGAGGATAAAAAGCAGGACAAGTTTGTAGATCGTAAGGACGGGGTTCGTTCTTATAAGCCTTGGCGTGGAAATTGCCATAGGTATCCGCCTACAGTCATTACTGACACCAATGGTAATCCATATTTTGTTCGCCCATCAGTCTATCTGACTGATTGGTGCGGAGAGTTTAAGCAAATTGTATAATAGGGGAGAATAACATGCCTGAAAAGAACGAGTACGATCATACTGGAAAGACCTATGGATACGATCTTGTCCAGATTCTTCGCAAGAAGTCTTATGGCAAGGGGTTCCGAAAGGGTTATGACAAGGGATATTTGCAAGCCCTCGATGACGTAGAGGATGCCGCTAAGCAGATTCATGAAACTGCAAGCAATACTGCTCCTAGTAGTGCCTTCACCCATCGCGCCTAAATATTAATTCAGAAAATGCTACAGTACCTCTTAATATTACTAATTCTGCCCAGTAATTCGCGTAATTTACATACCCTATAATGAGGTAAGTCACTTCAATGAAAGGAGATTGTCATGAAGGAGAACACCAACGAGGTTCAGGAGACCACGACCAATAAGGTCGACGATCTTGCTGCCAAGGGCGACGAGACTGTCAAGAAGGTCTGGCCGAAGGTGAAGAAGTTTGCTCTGAAGACTCTCCCTTACGCTATTTGCGTGGGGGTCGGAGTCGTCGGTGGCACGCTCTTCGCTGGAAGGCCGGCCGGAATGACGGACTCGGAACTCGAGGACGCAGGCGTTGATCTTAACGGTCAGAAGCCTGAGGCCTAATGAGTTCTGGTTCTAACACATTTAACTGTTAGCGAAGAAGCTCACCTCAATTGGGGGATGTCTGTAACAAGGCATCTCCCTTTTTCTTTTTTAAAGAAGGTTTAATGAAAACACAAGATCGATATTCTGAATCGGGCGTATCAGAAATTTGTTGTTGTTCTGACGAATGCCTCAGAAAGATATTCTGGAGCTACTTCTTTAAACTGTTTGTTACCGAGAAAGACTGTACCCGGTATATTCAGCGGTGGAAGAAGACGAGCTCATCTATCTCTTTTAAACAATTCATGGACATCGAAACAAACATGTAGTTAGGAGATTCATGGAGTGCTGCGACGTCATATGCATGCTGGTATTGCTAGCAATAGTTATATTCTTTGTCTGTAGAAATTGGTTTTTAAAAAACAGTCATGACTATGGGATTGTCGTATTCGTTGCCCGAAACGAAAACTGTGCTCTTGTAGATGAGGCCGTTAAAGAAAGTCATATTTATGCGAAGAAGTCGTTTGATGAATTCAATCGAGTAAACCGATACGATCTTGATGAGCGTTCTGGAAGTTTTTCTATATTTATTGCTACTCTTAGAGACCTATTCTCGAAAAAGGGAATAGCTCTTAACTATTATAAAGATGACTCTATGGTTAAAGGAAGGACTATATTTGTCATCTATGATGAAGGCTAGGGTGATCGTATGAGCAATCCTTGTCTCACTAAGATAAATTCTCGAAAGACCCTTTGGCGTAAGCGATTAAATTGTTATATTAGTAGTCTGGCTCTCGGCTATAACATGAACCCCGACGACATTCGAAAAGTATGGGAAGTGTTTGAAGCCAAGACAAGAACCGCTATTACTCCGAGGCCAGAAGAGCCCTACGAAGACTTTCTTATTCGATTTGTCGATATTTTCTATGTCATTACCATAAAGGCATTCAACATGTATGTTCTTGACGAAGAAACGTATGACATAGAGCCTTGGTTCGCAGATTACATGGATCTATATTTCGAATCAGATCTTAATGAAGGCATCTGGTTTGACATTGAGCATCCACGTCCTATGTATACTGAGGAAGACTTTATGTACTGCTCGACTTATATTTAGAAAAGAGGAACCTATGGAAACAACAAAGGCTTCTACTACCCATAAGAGTACTATTAATGAGCTTATCTATAAAACCCGTACATGGTATTCAGCTAATAAAGACTTTATAAAGAGGCACGCTAAGATCGGTGCACTTGTTGGCTTTGCCGTCTCAGTTGGATATTCTCTTGGCAAAAAGACGCATACCGGAGCTATTACAAAGGTAGTTGAGTCACCTGTTACCAATGGGGCATACGCTGTGTTCTTTACGAAAGAGGGCGTGCCGACAGTAGCTGCAGAGCTTAGCTCGGTGCAGTCTGTAGACTCCCCAGATATTTTTATGTAACGCGAAAAGAACATGCCCCATAACGAGAGGCGCAATAGGTGCGTTCTCTCTTATATTTTTCTCTCATGAAAGGAGAGAAGTATGGAGAACTTGAAGACTATGTTGCACGAAGTTCCCTTAACGTTAGCGAAGGTTAGCCAGTCTTGTAAGAAGAGCGCACCAACGATTATGACCGGGGTTGGGGTTGTCGGCTTTGTGGCAACGGTTGTTGTTGCTTGCCAGGAGACTCCAAAGGCAATGGAGCTTATGGACGAGGAGAGCAAGAAGCAGAAGGTTAATGGCGATCATGGTTTTAATGCCAAGGCTAAGATGGTTGTGACTGTTGCCCCGGCATATTTGCCCGCAATTGGTCTTGGCATTGCCACTATTGGTTGCTTCGTTGGCGCAAATTACGTTAATCTCAAGCGTAATGCTGCTCTGGCAACGGCTCTTGGCATCTCGGCACGAGAATTCTCTGAGTATAAGGGTGTAATTGCTGATAAGATTGGCGAGAAGGGCGTTACTGAGGTTACGGATACCCTTGCTAAGAAGCACATCGATGAGACAGACATTCCCACAGATGATGATATTCTTGATACTGGAGATGGCCACACCAGGTGCTTCGATACCTTTAGTGGGCGATATTTCTGGAGCGATGCTGAGAAACTGAGGCAGTACGAGAACGATATTAATCACGACATGATTAATAATGGTATGTTCACACTTTGCCTCAATGATGTCTACGAGATTATGGGGCTTCCTCCTGTCAAGATCGGTGAAGATCTTGGGTGGAATGCTCAGCGAGACATGGTTCACTTCTCGTATTCTAGTCAGCTTGACAAGAATCGTAATCCTGTTCTCGTGGTGGCATTCCAGGAGGATCCTTATCACGATTTTTACTTCTCTTCTATCGGCTAATGAACGTCACCGATAGAGTCTATGGTTCGCACAACGAGCATGCCATTTAATGAGAGATAATAGGATCTCTCTTTTGAAAGGAGATATTTATGAGTAATCAGATTAAGGATGCACTGTCTGCGGGGCAGTCTATCATCGAGAATAGTTCGCCTAAGTTTCTCCCAGCACTGAATATTGCATCGGTTGTCACTGGTTTGGCAGTCAATGTGATCATGCTTGTGGTGGGGGTTCGTCAGCTGAACGATACTACGGTTGACAAGACTGATGTGCAAGATAGTACTGAGGTGTCGGATTAAGTTTTAAACATCTATATTTATACAGAGAAAAACCTATTACCTTACGGGGATGGGGCTCAAACATGGGCCCTGTCCCTTTCGCTTTTCTCTATGAGACGAAAGGTTATATTCATGAGTATCCAGGATCCTTCTCGTTCTACCAGCATGAACCTTCACACTATTGCTAAGAACCTTTACGATATTTCTCGTCAGCTTCGCCTCATGAATGATAAGCTTACTCGAATCCTTCCGAATGATGAGAAGGCCTCCGAGGCTAATTCCATGGCAGAGGAGGCTATTGATGGCAACAACACCGATGCCGAGTAAAGAAGAGCTCCCTGGGAACTCCCATGCTGAGAGGGATGCTCGTGAGGAAGCAGCGAATGCCCTTGCCGCCAAGCGTCAGCTTCAGGGAACCGTTAATCCTGAGAAGCAATCCCTCGGTAAGAAGATTGTCTCAACTTTTGTCAAGGATGACATGAACGAGGTCAAGGAATACGTCTGGTACGACGTTGTGCTGCCTAAGGTTAAGGAGATTATATCTGAAACTATCTCCAATACTGTCGACATGGCTCTGTATGGCGAGCGTCGTTCTCGCAGCAACATAAATCGACGTGGCGGTAGCTCGTATGTGTCATATTCTTCTCAGTACCGTTCTACGAACGACTCCCGTCCACAGTATGCGAGTGGATCAAGAGACCGTAGAGACGGATACAATCTGAGTAATCTTATATTTGACACACGGGTTGACGCTGAGAGTGTTCTCGGTGATCTCTGTGATCTTGTTGAGGATTACAAGATGGCTAGTGTTGCTGACTTCTACAAGTTCGCTGGTATGGAGGAGCAGTCTACATTCATGGATCGTCGTTGGGGTTGGTATGATCTTGGAAACGCTCGAGTCGTTCGTACTCGAGATGGATATTCTATTGATATGCCTAGGCCCCAGCAGCTCGACGTGTAAGACGTTATATTCTAATTATAGGTCAACTATACTTATAAAAAGCAAACCCCACCTTAGAACGGCTCTCAGAGCCTCTCAGGGCTATATTTGACGGGGTATTATGCTATAGACGAAAGGAATGTTTAGATGGAACTCTCAACTGGTACCTTTTACAATAAGATTTCATCGTTGCCGTTCGGCAATCAGCTTGCTAAGGCAAGCGTGAAGGTTCAGGCCAAGAGCCCTGAGATTCTTCTGGCTACGGGAATTGTTAGCATCATTGGCGGAACTGTTTTGGCGTGCAAGGCCACAGTTTCTGCTCAGGAGGTGCTTGCTGAGCATCAGAAGATGCGTAATGATGTCGACGAGGCGGCTCGTCTTGGTGCAAACAACGAGGTTTCATATTCTGAGGAAGATCGTAAGAAGGATCTCGTAACTGTCTATGCTAAGACTAGTGTGGGTCTGGCTAAGACGTATGCTCCTGCTGCGGCGCTTATTGGCCTCGGTATATTTGCTCTTCTGGCATCGCATGGGATCATGGCTAAGCGTAATGTGGCTATTGTCGCAGCCTACGATACGGTCAAGACTGGTTTTGATGCTTATCGCAAGCGTGTTGTCGAGGAATTTGGTGACGAGGTTGACAAGAAGCTCCGCTTTGGTCTTCAGGACCAGAAGGTTACCGAGGTCGTCACGGACGAGGACGGCAAGGAGCATAAGACGAAGGTCACGAAGACGGCCTTTGACCCCAACGAGGTCTCAACGTATGCTCGGTGGTTCAGTGCTGAGACGTCTCGTGAGTTCTGGAATCGAAACCCGTCCATGAACCTTACGACTCTTAAGGCCAAGGAGTCATATTTCAATAATGTTCTTAGTGCTCGTGGTTTTGTCTTCCTCAATGAGGTGTATGATGGTCTTGGATTCCCGATGACCCCTGAGGGACAGCAGGTTGGCTGGATGAAGAACGATGATGGAGACAACTTCATTGACTTCGGAATTCTTGAGAGCCGAAACATGCTTGCTGTGAACGGTCAGGATCCTGACGGAATCAACGCCTATCTGCTTGACTTCAATGTTGATGGTCCTATCATGTATAAGATTTGAAGATTAGGGTTAAATGCTCCTGCGAACTTTGGCAACTTCCAGGATGACCTTGACTATGCTAATGCTATGAACAACATTGATATTTAGTAGGACTGATTGGAGTTGAGCTAGATGAACAAGAAGACCGTTATATGCGGTGTGGTTGCATTCGGGGTCGGTTTTGTAGTTGGCGCGATCGCTGATGCATATTCTGAGCCTATTCAGCAGACAGTTGAAGCTACTCTTATCAAGCTGCATATTAAGAAGGATACTCCTGATGGGTCGGAGAACTCTGATGAGCACAAAGACGTGCAGGTAGATGGGCAAACGGATCTTGTCTGGGAGAGCGAAGATGATATTCCTCCCGAGATTAAAGCTCTTGACAATTGTTCCCCAGAAGATGACAAGTATTTCGAGGGAAAGAAGTTTGTCTTAGCTGATGACGCTCATAAGCCAGATCCTAGTGATATTGCTGATGAGATTGCTAAGTATAAGCATGCCACCGAGGGATACGCTACGGCTACTCCTGAGAGGCATCCTGAGACAATTGCTGATGATGACTCCGAGGACATGGATGATTCAGAGGACGACACGCCAATTGAGTACCAGAATGAGCCTGCTGAGGCTCGTGTAGCTCGATTCATGAATCGTGTCATGAACGATGACAGTGACGAGGATAATGGCCCCGATATTTCCGAAGACGATGACTCTTCTGAGCTTGAAGAGCACAATGTCTTTGACGAAAATGAGGGTAATGCGATTGAGGACCTGGGGGATGCTGCTGAGAAGGCAGCTTCTGAGAGTGATCTTGACGATGACGACATGTTTGAGTTCATCGATGATTCTGGATGGAACTCTGACGATGGTTACGATAAGATAACGCTTATGTACTTCCCCGATGATGATATTCTTGTCGCTTCAAAGTATGAGAACCCGATTAACCCGAACTATATGATCGGTGACGATGCTTACAACGAGCTTCTGAAGGGCGAATCGGATACTATCATGGTGTGTAACAACAATCTGGGTGCAGATATTAAGATTAATGTTAATTATGACATTAATTATTACGATTGGTCTGCCGATAACGATTAAAAACATATTTGTATGGAGGTGAAGTGCCAAACGACTAGAGGGTCCTAACATGGACCCTCACGTTTTGCACCAAGCAATGAGTGATACTGCATATTTTCAATGGCTAGGTGAGAAGGTGAATCTTTATCGTCCGGAAAATGAGATTTACTCTAGTTTATGCCATCTGTTAATGGATAGGGAGTACTATTGGATCATCAATAATGATGACAACCGTGCTGCAGATGGGCAATACCTTCGAGTATTGTTCTCTAATGAGATTCATGACAACAATTACTTCGGAAACATCAACACCCCGTGTACAATGTTTGAGATGTTGGTGGCTTTGGCTATGCGTGTAGATGATATTCTATACGATAGTGAACGTGGATGCCAGATTGATAGATGGTTTTGGATGCTTATTAGTAACCTAGGTTTAGATAAAGCAACCGATGCCGAAATGGTCTGGAATGGGGAATACGGGGAGAAATTTGTCAACAAAACGATAGATTTTCTCCTTGAAAGGAAGTATGGAAAAAAGGGTATTGGAAGCCTTTTTCCGCTCCATTCTAACCGATATTCGGACCGAAAAGACGTGGAAATCTGGTATCAGATGCATGACTACATTGATGAAAATTTCGGTGATTAATGGTCTGAAAATGCAAAAGTGTACCCAGGTCGATTTTTTCGAAAAAATCGAAAAAAAGCTGGGTACACTTCGGCTTTTTGTGGGTACACTTTTTTTAAAAAGGGGACTCTTTTTAAAAAAACAGTACCCAGCATTTTTGAGGGTTTA